AAGGAGGGAGGACGGACGCTCGCGCCAGACCCCCCCTACCACGCGCTCAGAAGCCGCTGAGCGCGAGTGGATCAGGGTGTCAATGGTTCTGCAGGGTCGCGGTCTGGATGACGCTCAGTGGCTTGGTATGGCCGAGCGTTACGTCGACGCCGTAGATCGCGCCGAGCTGGTCCGCCAGGAGTGGCGCGAGCTTGGCTCGCCGCTGCTCGCCGAGGCCAACAACGGCTCGCAGTATCCGCACCCGCTGGTCACCCTCCTCGCCTCGATCGAGCGCGACGCCGCACGCTTCGCCGGCCAGCTCGGACTCGACGGCAAGCCGGCCAAGCGCAAGCCCGGCGGACAGGTTGGTGCCGTGTACGCGCCAGACCGCGCCGCTGCTCCTCCAAAGCTGAAGGTGCTCAGTGACGCTGGCTGACTACGCGCATGCCACTAGCGGCGAGCACTTCGCCTGGTGGGCCGAGCAGTATTGCGAGCAGTCGATCGACACCTTCGCCGGCAAGCCGCTCATGCTCGAGGACTGGCAGCGTGAGTTCTTCGACGAGGCGCTGGCGTGCGACGACCAAGGCAACCCGGCGTGGAGCTCGGTGTGTCTCGTGGTGCCGCGCAAGCAGGGCAAGACGACGATGCTCGCCGCGTACGCGCTGTGGCACCTGCTCGAGCACGACGCCTCGCCCGAGATCCTTCTGGCCGCCTCATCCGACCGTCAGGCCGGCCGCCTGTTCGACGCGGTGCAGCAGTTCGCCAGGCGCAACGACTTCCTGCGCGAGCAGGTGCACGTGCGCGACTACATCGGCGAGATCAGCCGCGTCGATGGCGGCGGCAAGATCCTCCGCCTGTCGTCTGACCCGGAGCGTCTGCACGGCTACAACCCCAGCCTCGTGATCGTCGACGAGCTCCACGCATGGCTCGCTCCGCGCCTTCGCCGGGCATGGGCCGCGCTCACGACCGCCGGCGGCGCACGCAAGAGCGCTCAGGTGTTCACCATCACCACGGCCGGCGAGAGCCACACCCGCGATTCCGGCATCCTCGGCCGTCTCATCGACGGCAACGAGCGCCAGGGCGAGATCGACAAGGACGGCGCGCTCACCATCTCGCGCAACTTCGCCGGCAAGACGCTCGTGTGGAAGTACGAGGCCAAGACCACCGACCCGACCGACACCAAGGCGATCAAGGCCGCCAACCCTGCGAGCTGGATCACAGAGGAGTACCTGGCCAAGCAGGCCGCCAACCCCGAGCTCTCGCCGGATGAGTTCCTGCAGCTGCACGCCTGCGTCTGGAGCTCTGGATCGCGTCGCGCGTGGATACCGCGGGCGCAGTGGCAGCAGCTCGAGGTTCCCGGCCTCCAGGTGCCCGATGGCGCAGAGCTGTTCGTCGGCATCGACGCCGCGCTCAACGATGACTGCACCGCGATCGCGTGGGCGTGGCGCATCCCCGACTCTGAGCGCATCGGACTCAAGTGCCACGTCATCGGTGCCAGGCGCGGCATCGCCTGTCACGAGCTGGTCGCCGAGCGCAGCATGGACCCGCGCATCGCGCTCGAGGTCGTTCACGACATCGCCAAGAAGCACACCGTGCGCGAGATCGCATATGACCCCAACCGCTTCGAGCTCGCCGCGCGCATGCTGAGCGAGGACGGTTTTCGCATCGCAGATGCGTGGGGCAAGCGCGCCAACCAGACGCGCGCATGGGCTGCCTGGTACGACGGCGTGACCACCGGACGCCTCGCGCACGACGGCGATCTGGTGCTCAGCGAGCACGTAACCCACGCCGAGGCCGAGCACGCTGAGGCCGGCTGGCGCGTTCGCAAGATCCGCGGTCAGGGCCTGGTCAAGATCGACGCCCTGGTGGCCGCCGCGATGGCCGCCTGGCGCTGCCAGATGGAGGGCGACTCAGCCGACTACGTGCTCTCCTGGGACCAGCTCGAGGTGCCGGCATGACCACCGACACCACCCGAATCACCGTGCGCGACGCTGCAGACGCCTCAGCCAACATCATCTGGAACCTCGAGGACAGGCTGCGCGCCGCGCACGGCGAGAACCTCGCCCTGCGCGCGATCCTCTCGGAGCACGGAATCGAGGCCTCCGGGCCCGACGGTGTCGCAACGCTGCTTCGCCTGCGTCGCCTCGAGGACGTGATGGATCTGGCCCGCGAATACCTGTTCGACGAGTCAGAGGCCAAGCGCGCCTCTCTGTGGTCCGCGATCGTCGAGGCCGGGAGGGCACCGTGAAAGTCATCGCGCTCATCAGCTGGTGGGAGGAGGACCCGTCGTGGCTTGCTGCAACGGTTTCATCCGCGGCCAAGCTGTGCGACCACGTGGTCGCCGTCGACGGTGCCTATGCGCTCATGCCCGGCGGCACAGCGCGCTCTGAGCCCACGCAGGCCGAGGTCGTGCTTCGCACCTGCGACGCGCTGGGGATGGGCTGCACGATCGTGCGCCCGAAGGACATCTGGCACGGCAACGAGGTCGAGAAGCGCACGTTCTGCTTCGCCGAGTGCCGCAACGTGGTGACCCCGGGGCAGGACTGGATCATCGTGCTCGACGGCGATGACGTGCTGACCGACGTGCCAGAGGACACCCGGGTCAAGCTCGAGCTCACCGACAAGGACGTCGCGGAGATCCTGCTGTGGGACCGCGAGACGTGGGTGAAGGAGGAAACGGCAGCCGCGGCGCGCGAGCTCGAGCTCCCGCCGCACTCGGTGCAGAAGCAGCGCCGCATCTTCCGCGCAGCAGATGAGATCGTCGTCGCCGGCGCGCACTTTTGCTACCGGGCCCGACATGGGTCGGAGACCTCCTGGTACTGGGGAACCGACGATCACGGGCTGACGCCCGCGCTCAAGATGCACGAGGTGCGCATCGAGCATCGCACCAAGCACCGTGACAAGTGGCGCAAGCGCCAGGCGCAGGACTACTACGAGCGCCGCAACGCGCTCCGGGCAGAGACGACTGCCGTGCGGCTCATGGAGAGCACGAGCGGCGAGGTGGTGAGAGTTGCCTAGCTGGCGTGACTTCTTCCGAGCAGCACCCGCAGATGGTGCCGAGCAGCGCGCGATGGACTTCGGACGCGAGGATCTGATCCCGCTTCCCGGATCATCTTACGCGACGTGGACCGGCATGTACCTCAGCGACGACCAGGCTGCGGCGATGCCGGCGGTCGGTGCTGCGGTCAGGCTCATCTCCGAGACGATCGGATCGCTGCCGTGCCTGGTGTATCGCGGGTCGGGCCCGGACCGCGAGAAGGCAACCGGGACCGCGCAGTGGGACCTGCTTCACGAGAGGCCGTCTCTCGACTGCACGCCCTTCGAGCTGTTCGAGGACATCGCCGCCTGCATCGAGACCCGCGGCAACGCCTTCATGCAGAAGATCCGCGACGCGCGCGGGCGCGTGACCGAGCTGATCGTGATCGACCCCGACGCCGTGCGCATGTACCGCGACAAGGACACCCGCGAGAAGCGCTTCGACATTCAGGCCGGTGGCGACCGCTACGTGGGTCTCGGGTCGCGCGACATCCTGCACGTGCGTGGCATGACGCTTCGCGGCGGCATCCGCGGCATCTCCCCCATCGAGCTCCACCGCAACAGCATCTCGATGGCCTATGCGGTGCAGGAGTACGTCGGCCGCTACTTCCAGAACGACGCAGCACCCGGAATGGTCATCAAGATCCCGGGGACGCTGAGCAACCAGCAGGCCAGGCAGATCCTCGAGGTGTGGAGCGCCAATCACTCCGGCCTTCGCAACGCGCACAAGCCGGGAGTGCTGGCCGGCGGCGCAGAGCTCGATCAGGTCAAGGTCAACCTCGGTGACACCACCGCCATCGACGCGCAGAAGTTCGGTGTGTTCGAGGTGGCACGGATGTTCAACATCCCGCCGTCGCTGATAGGCGCGATTGAGGGAACGGGCCGATCGCCTGAGGATGAGGCGGCGGCGTTCCTCAAGTTCTGCCTGGGCCCCCGCCTTCGTCGCATCGAGAGCGCTCTTCGCGCGGACCCTGACCTCTTTGGCAGCAGCGACCTGTACCCGGAGTTCAAGGTTGACTCGCTGCTTCGCAGCAACACCGCTGAGCGCTACACGGCATACGTCGCCGCGCGTCAGGCCGGATGGCTGAGCGCCAACGAGATCCGTGAGCTCGAGAATTACCCCGCGGTCGCCGATGGCGACAACGTGCAGCAGACGCCCGTTGGCGGGGCACCGAACCCCACCCCCGGAACCTAATGCCCTGGCACATCGAGACAGATAACCCGGACTGCGCGGGAGGCTTCGCCGTGGTCAAGGACGAGGATGGCACGCTCGTGGGATGCCACGACACAGAGGCCTCCGCGCAGGATCAGATCACTGCGCTGAACATCTCCGAGGCCGAGGATCGCGGCCCGAACGGCGTGGATCTCACGGTCAACCGCGAGACCCAGTCGGCCGCCGCACGCGGCCTGCGCCTGCATGATCAGGGGAAGAGCGGCGACGGCATCGTGCCGGCAACCGTGCGTGACGCGGTGCGCATGGCGCGCCGCGAGGAGCTGTCGGAGGCCAAGGTCCGCCGGATGCCCGCGTGGTTCGCGCGTCACCAAGGTGACTGGACGCCTGGCACTGACGACCAGCCCGGCGAGGAGACCCCCGGGTACGTGGCGTGGCTTCTGTGGGGCGGAGAGCCCGGCCGCGCCTGGGCCGAGCGCAAGGTGCGCGAGATGGACCGCGCAGCGTCGGAGCAGTCGCGCAGCGTGATGATCGACCGTGACGGCGAGGAGTACGTGAACCTGACCGCCAGGCAGAAGGCGATGGCTGAGGCCTACGAGGACATCGCCGAGACGTTCGGCCGCTTCGATCAGTCGATCGGGCCCGACGGCGCGCACTACATGGTCGCCGACGACAACCCGTTCATCGAGGAGGGCATGGCGTGCAGCAACTGCGTCGCCTTCCGCGGCGGTGGCGCGTGCGAGTGGGTGCAAGGCGAGATCCAGCCCGAGGGCCTGTGCAAGCTGTGGGTGATCGCTGCCGACAAGCTGGCCGGCGTCGAGCCCCAGCCTGCCCCTGACTATCCGGCCGAGTCCGAGGACGACGGCGAAAGCGGCTCTGACGAGCTGCAGCTGATCGGCGCTGACGCCGAGGAGAGTGCGATGCCTGAGATCCGCATCGAGCGGGCCGCACCGCTGGCTCGCGTCGAGTGGCGCGTCAGCGGCGTGCCCGAGAACAAGAACATCAAGGGCTACGCCGCGGTGTTCAACAGCATGAGCCACGACCTCGGTGGGTTCCGGGAGGTCATCGCGCCAGGCGCGTTCTCCGATGTGCTCGCGCGCGGCGCGGACGTGCGGCTGCTCTACAACCACGACGACGGCGCGGTCATGGCGCGCACCAAGAGCGGGACGCTCGAGCTCGTCGAGGATGAGGTCGGGCTTCGCATCTGGGCCCGCGTCGACATGGCTGACCCCGACGTGCAGCGCGTCATCCCCAAGATGATGCGCGCCGATGTGGATCAGATGAGTTTTGCGTTCACCGTCGAGGAGGACGAGTGGGACGAGAGCGGCGGCTACCCGCTGCGCACGATCCGCTCGGTCGGTGAGCTGTATGAGGTTTCGATCGTCCCGTTCCCGGCATACGAGGCCACCAAGGCCGAGGTGTACGAGCGGGCCAGGTCGGAGGGTCGCGTGCTTGTCGCACGGGCCACGCCCACCGTCGCGGAGCCTTCTCCGGGCGGCAGCGAGTCGCAGGTCGACGACGACCTGGGCATGGGCCGATCGCGTTCCGATGAGGGGCGCATCCGGGCCGCCAAGTGGCGTGCCCGCCTTTCCCATCACAGACTGAACACGAGGTGACCAACATGAGCGACAAGCTCACTGAGGCTCGCTCCGCGCTCGCCGCTGCCGTCGAGGAGCTCGACGAGGCGACCGCTGCGCTGACCGAGCCGGCTGACGGCACCGACCTGGACGAGCTGGAGGCGCGCTGCGCCGCCGCTGAGGTCGAGATCGAGCGCCGTAAGAAGATCGTGGACCGCATGGAGAAGGTGACCGAGGCCCGTGCCTCGCAGCCGATCATGCTCGAGCAGGACGACGTGCGCGTCGAGGTTCGCAAGGAGGAGTCGATCTACCGCCCCGACGGGCAGCAGAGCTTCTTCCGCGACATCCTCTCGGCGCACTCCGGTGACTTCGAGGCGCGCGAGCGCCTGCACCGTCACTCGGTCGAGATGCGTGACGTCACCGCCGCTTCCGGTGGTGCCGGCTACATCCCGCCGGTGTACCTGGCCGACCTGGCCGCTCCCAAGGCGCGCGCCGGCGGCCCGCTGCTCACGCAGCTGCCGAAGGCCCCGCTTCCCGACGTCGGCATGACCATCTCGGTGCCGCGCGTGACCACTGGCACCTCGGTGGCCGTGCAGACCGAGAACGGCTCTGTCAGCGAGACGGACTTCGTGTCCTCGCAGCTGAACACCAGCGTGCGGACGATCGCCGGCCAGTCGGATGTGTCGGTGCAGCTGTTCGAGCGTTCGCAGCCGGGTATCGACCTGGTCATCGCGGATGACCTCGCCCGTGCCTACACGACCGAGTTCGACCGCCAGCTCATCAACGGCGCTTCGGCCTCGTCGGAGCACACCGGCCTGCTGAACGTCTCGTCGATCGGCTCGGTGACCTTCACCAGCGCGACGCCGACCGCCGCTGACTTCCTCTCGCCGATCTACAAGGCGATCTCCACCGTGACCGGTGCCTACTTCCAGGCCCCGACTCACATCGTGATGCACCCGCGTCGCGCTGCGTTCCTGGCCGCTGGCCAGAGCACGTCGAACCCGATCTTCCAGCAGGGCGGCCTCATGATGTCCGCCGGCGAGCAGGACTCGGGTCTGGTGGGAACCATCGCCGGCCTGCCTGTGGTCGTGGACGCCAACGTTCCGACCACGCTCGGCTCGGGCACCGACGAGGACGCGATCCTCGTCATCAACGCCCCGGCGCTCCGCGTCATGGAGGGTCAGCCGCGCTTCAAGGTGCACGAGTCGGTCGGCTCGGGCACCCTCACGGTGCGTCTCTCCTACTACGGCTTCTCCGCGTTCCTGAGCGGCCGTTACCCGGAGGCCATCTGCAAGATCACCGGCACGGGCCTCAACGAGACCCTGTAGTCCGACTGATCTGACCGCGTGCGGGCCCGTCACCTCATCCGAGGCGGCGGGCCCGTCGCGTTCCTGAGACCAGGAGACAACGTGAACGACGACCAAAAGGCCGGCTACATCAAGGCGCTGCTCGAGGAGCGTGCCTACTGCGAGCGGTGGAACGAGACCGATCGCGTGAACCAGATCAACGCCGAGCTGCGCAAGGTCGGCCACGACGCGAAGGGCCCTGCCAAGCGCACCGAGAGCCGCCCGCGCGCCAAGAAGAGCGAGACGAGGTAGCAGATGGCCGCCGCCGCCTGGGACCTGTGCACTCTCGCCGACGTGCGACAGGCACTTGAGCTCCCGACAGCCGACACGACCAGGGACGCACTGATCGAGTCGCTCATAAGCGACCTGTCACGAGCGATCATCCGCGAGTACGACCGCGAGTTCGCTCCCGCAGCCAGCGCCACCAGGCGCTTCACGGTTCCCGCCGGCAGCCTGTACCTCGACCTCGCGCCGTATGACCTGCGAAGCGTCACCTCTCTCAGCGTCAATCCCGAGGCATCTGGCGGCGGCACTGCGCTGACTGCGACCACGGACTACCAGCTGATGCCGGTCGTGATCCAGCAGGGCACCTACGAGGGGGTGAGGTTCAGCAGTCGCGTCACGAGCCTGCACACCTCACAGACTGCCCAGGACTACGGATACACGCTTGTGAGCATCAATGGCGCGTGGGGATTTGCCACGGTGCCGGAGGACGTCAAGCGTGCGTGCGTGATCGCGGTGCAGTCGGCGCTCAGGCGCGATCTGACCGAGCTGGCGATCGCCGGGATCGACGAGCCGCAGAGCATCGCCCCCGAGGGGCCTGCCACCCATGCCATCCCGGCGGCATCGCGTCGCCTTCTCGCGCCGTTTCGGCGCACGGCAGGGGCCTACTAGTGAGCACCAGCACCGCGCCGGCGTTTCTCAACGCCTTGCACGATGGTCTGAGCTCGCGCACCGGCCTGACCGGCGTGCGCGTCAACTACGGTCCCGCGCTGCCCGACCCCGGGCGCGAGAGCGTCAACATCCTCGGCCTCTCAGGAGATCAGTCCTGGGCGAGCCTGGGACGCCTGGCCAAGGACGAGGTCTACACCGTCGAGGTGTTGATCCTCGTGATCCGCGAGGGCCAGCAGACCCAGCCCGCTGT